GTAGCAGCTCCTCCTACAATCCCTTATCAAGTAGCGGTTGATTTTGGTGTCATGGCAATTACAGACAACAATGCGATTGGTGCGATTGAGAATTTGGGTGGAGCAATTAAGAAAATTGCTGATGATTTGGCGGTCGTGGCAGGAACAACGGCAAGTGATTATTACAGCGCATCTCCGAGTGAAGTTGAGAGAAGAGCGTTTGGGGATTATGTATTAGATCTTTTGAATAGAATTTCAATTCTTGAAAATGTATCAAAACCCACTGTACAGGTGTTGACCTCAGGCTCTGGTACTTATGTCAAACCGGCTGCTGCTCTTTATCTTAAAGTTAAAATGATAGGCGGCGGTGGCGGTGGTAGCGGCTCAGGGACATCTGCTTATGGAAATGGCGGCGCTGGAGGAACTACAAGCTTTGGAACTGCATCTGCTGTAGGGGGAGATGGGGGAACTGGATGGTCATCGAATGGTGGGTATGGGGGGGTAGCCTTACTAGGTTCTGGCATGAGCGGAATTGCTTTAGTAGGGGGTAGTGGAGGTGGATGCCAAAATAGTTTTGGTTCAAATACTTTATCAGGCGGAAGCGGAGGGTCAACTCCATTTGGTGGGGCCGGTGGAGGAGGATCTTCTGGTGTTGCCATAGCAAACGCTGGATATAGTGCCATACCTAACTCTGGTTCTGGCGGAGGTGGCGGTGGTGCTATTGGTAATGATAGTGCTAATTCTGGTACTGGCGGTGGTGCTGGAGGGTACATAGAAGCAATAATTTCAAACCCTAGTTCCACTTACTCATATTCGATTGGTGCTGGTGGTACTGCGGGATCTGCCGGGGCAAATGGAGCTGCTGGTGGCGCTGGTGGTTCTGGTATTATTATTGTTGAAGAATATTACAGTTAATTTAATTAGGAATATAATATATGGCACAAACAGCATTAAGACGAGGATCACAAGAAGAAGGGAACAGTGATTATTTCACAGGATGTCCGATTGGCGGAGGGTTTATTTGGTACGGTCTTCCTGATAAAATCCCAACCAACTGTCGCATCTGTGACAACTCGACACTTGCGGTATCGCAATTCGCCAAACTCTTTGAGGTTATGGGCGGGTCTTGGGGGTCTTCTGGCGGGAATATAAACATCCCAGATCTTAGAGGAAGATTCCCTCGTGGAGTGGATGGTGGTGCTGGAAAAGATCCAGATAGAGCTTCGAGAACAGCAGCAAACGCTGGCGGAAATAGTGGAGATGCTGTAGGAAGTGTACAGGCAGATGAAAACAAATCTCACACACACGGAATTGCTAGTGGCGCAAGTACCAACACCACCTCATTCACATCGGTGGACGGTGCTGGTCAAAATGTAAGTATTTTGAGCGGAGCCAGCGGCGGTAACGAATCTCGTCCTAAAAACGCAAACGTATATTTCGTAATAAGGGTGTCATAATATGAGCGTTAAATTAGATTTAAGAAATAAACTCATTAATGGCTCACTTGACTATTGGCAAAGAAACACTTCTTTTGCCGCTGTAGCAAATTCCACCTACACAGCCGACAGGTGGACTTATTTAAAAAGTGGTACAATGGTGCATACAGTATCTCGTTCATCAGATGTTCCTTCTTCTGCATTCGGACAATATTCACTCCTTGCTGATTGCACTACTGCGCAGGCTTCAATAGGAGCTGGTAACTATGTTACAATTGAACAAAGAATAGAAGGAAATGTTTTAAGAAGTTTTAAAGGCAAAAAATTAGTTTTAGTATTTTGGGTAAAATCAACAAAAACTGGCATTTTTTGTATGTCTTTTAGAAACTCAGCCACAAACCGATCTTTAATAAAAGAATACACAGTCTCTGCAAGCAATACATGGGAAAAGAAAACAATAAGATTTGAACACGATCCAACAGGGGCGTGGTTGTACGATACTGGTGTCGGAATGCGTGTTGATTTTGTTATTGCAGCAGGCTCTACTTTTCAAACAACCCCAAATGCATGGGTGGCAGGAGATTTTTTAGCTTCAGCTAATCAAGTCAACGGCGTTGATAACGTGGCAAATGATTTCTACCTGTCTGACATCTGTATGGTGGAAGACAATGAAGGACAAACAAGAGAGCCAGACTTTCAGCTGGCTGGTAGAGATTTAGCTGAAGAGCTACAGTTGTGTCAGAGGTATTTTGCCAAATCTGCACCATTAGATACTCCGGCAACAACTGGTACATCGGCTGGTGCAATATTTAGTCTAGCAGTATCAGGGAATATTGTAGCAAATATTTCTCTACCTTCTGTAATGAGAATTATTCCTATCGTGACAACATACGCCACAGATGGCGGAACTATAAATGCGTGGTCACTGAATGGTACAAGACCTGCGGCAAATGTGAACACCACAACTCAAAGATCGATAACATTTTATGGATCTTCAGGCGTTACAACAGGAAATGGTTACAGTACAACTTGGGTTGCAGACGCAGAACTATGAAAAAGTTAATAAAATTAAATACTTGGATAAAATTAGAAAAACCAAAATCAAGTAAGAACAATTCTTTTTTGGTAGAATATAATTGTAAAAAATGCGATAAAATAATCCATAGATTGCCGTCTGTCTTGACTAAAAAAAATCTTGATAGATTGTTTTGTTCTTTAGGTTGTAGTACAAGTTATAGAAATATTCATGATGGAACTCCTTCTCAAAAGGTCGGATGGAGAGAAAAATGGATAAATAAAAGCATACAAAACGGAACACTTCCTGTAGGGAAAAAGAACGCTAGATATGGAGTAAAACTTTCAATAGAAACTAAACAAAAAATATCAAAAAACAAGAGTGAACCCACAAAAAGTCATGTTAAATTTGTTGATTATATTAAAAAAAATGGAGAAATAATAAGATTGCAAGGACACTGGGAAGTAGAGTTTGCCAGATGGCTAGATAAAAATAACATTGAATATCTAGCGCATCCAAAAGAAAAATTTAGCTATACCGACAGCAAAGGTCAGACTAGGCACTATTCTCCTGATTTTTGGATTCCTAGCTGGAACTGTTATGTTGATCCAAAAAATTATTTTTGTTTTAAACAGGATATTTACAAAATAAATAAAGTAAGAGAAGAACATAAAATTAATCTACTAATACTAACAAGTCCTCTTTTAAGGGCTTTGGGTTGTGATATTAAAGGATATTGAATATATGAAATTTATTATCTTCAAAAAACTAGAAAATGGATACGGCGAAAAGCTCGGCTCATACGAAGCAGATGCTAAGGATGATTCATCTACTAATCGCTCTTACCTCATGGCAGAACCTCTTGCTTCACATTTTGAGCTTCCAGAAGGAATGGACGAAGAGTGTGTATCTTTAGTTTTTATGCCAGAAGTATTGCCGGAAGATGCTAGTGATGAGATATGGACAAACGGAGAAAAGACAGTATTAAATGAAAGACTGGTTAGGATTAAAAAACAAAGAGTTGCAAACGAAAAACTTGAACAAATTAGACAACTTAGAGAACCTTTGTTGAAAGAGGCTGATATCAAAATCAACAAAGCAGAAGATAAAGGACTCAGCTCTTTAGTGTTAAGAGAGTACAGAGAGGCTTTAAGAAATTGTACAGAAGATTTAAAACAGGAAAACGGACAAGCTAAGCTAGAATGTGAACATATTGATGTTAATGAATTTAAGTTTCCAAGTAAACCGTAAAGAAGAGGAAATATGACTAAAAAAATAGGGGCACTATCTTTTGAGGCTCAGCTGGCAGAATATTTAAAAATTGTAGTCCCTGCGGGAAGTGTGCAAGCTTTTGCTGGAACTACTCCGCCGACAGACTGGCTCATATGTGATGGAAGGGCTGTTTCAAGAACAGTTTATGCTGATTTGTTTGCAGCCATAGGGATTGCTCACGGTCAAGGAGATGGAAGTGCAACATTTAACCTGCCAGATTATCGTGGTCAGTTTCTTCGTGGAAGAGTGAATATTTCTACAGTTACAGGTTCTGGCACAGCAGCCTCCAACCAAGCAACATTTACCTCTCATGGAATAAATAGAACAGGCTTTAGAGTAAGATTATCATCTGGAACACTTTCGGGATTGGCTACTTCTACAGATTACTTCGCTATTGTTGTTGACGCAAATACATTGGCTTTTGCTTCTTCTCAAGCAAATGCTCTAGCCAATACTCGTGTTGCAATTACAGGAGCTAACTCTGCAGTAATCACTCAATTTGAAGATCCTGATGCTTCTTCTCGAATTGCGTCAAACGTGGGTGGGAATAGTGGGAATGCAGTAGGAAGTGTTCAAGGCGATTTATTTCAACAACATACACATCAAGTTCCGGGGTCTACAACAGCAGGGGGCGGGGGTTGGCGAGCAGGAGATGCACAAGTTTACACCAACTACGGGAATACATCAAATCCTGTAACCGGAAACACCGGAACAGAAACTCGTCCTAAAAACTCGCTAATAAATTATATCATTAAAATATAACTAATATTTGACAACTAATTCCATACCATTTCCTCCTTTGGAAATGGTATTGGCTTCTTCCTTAATTTTCTGTTTAACATATTCCCAATTAAGCTCTCCAAGAGCATCCTTGAACCAATTCGGAACATCTATAGATATTACTTCTGCATCGGTGTTTCCATAAAAAAAGTGCGTACTTTCTTTCAAGAAAATATCTGCCTGACAGACAATCCCGTATTTTCCTTTATAAGCTTTTATTTTAATATTTTTTACAGTCATTTTAGTCTTCGTCTAAAACTTC